TTTGTCCCTTGTGAGCCTTTAATGCTATATCATACGCCAACTCATATTCATTAATATACATATTTCTAAACTCCTTAGGTTTTCTTATATAAAACTCACTCTTATTCTACCTCAGTTTTCTTTACAAATCACTATTTTGCCAGTATATTCTCTTCGTCAAACTACATCTTGAAAGAGTTTTATCATTTCATCGTGTTTGCTCACCGTTTTTTTAATTTTTGAAAAAATATGTTGTTTTTAAATTAAATATCCTCTATACTCAATTTGGAACGTTCAAAACTATGTTAGGCAAAGATTATTATTGTTTAAATTTAGGGGATTAAGGGTTTATTTTCGCCAGTTATATTTTATTAAGAAAGGATATATATATGAAGAATATAATGGAAAAGAAATGGCTGTATGTAGTTATCTTGGTAGTGGTGTTCTTTGCTGGTGTGTGTGTAGGTGTGCTTGGAGCAGGAGGAGACGACCATGGAACCAATCGACTTTCGTATAATAGCGGCACTTCTGATAACACTACAAAGGAAAAGGCTAGTGAGTCAGATTCATCGCAGAAGAAAGAGAGTTCTAAACCCGCTACTCCTTCAACACCATCTGTCCCAACAGAATATAAATCAGCACTCGCAAAAGCAAAATCTTACTCTGATTTTATGCATATGTCAAAGCAGGGAATCTACGATCAGCTTACATCCGAGTATGGAGAGAAATTCCCTGAAGAAGCAGCACAATATGCTATCGATAATCTAAACGCTGATTATAATAAAAACGCTCTCGAAAAGGCAAAAGATTATCAGAAAAACTTGAATATGTCTACTGAAGCAATAAGAGAGCAGCTTACATCTGAGTACGGCGAAAAGTTCACGGAGGAAGAGGCTGATTATGCAGTTTCCAACTTGCCTCAATAGTTGAAAATTAGATACTTGTTTTGTATTGCAAGTAAAACTTTGATTTCAAAGGTGATGTTTGTTATATTTACTTTAAAGAAAGGAATATAGAAATGGCAACAGAATTAACACAAGCTTTAACGTGGACATTCATATCAGAATGCCCTATCCCAGGAGATATCAATAACATGCTCGTTGATGGAGAAAACGCCGTCGCAGCATATAAGACAATGAGAGACGTTGCAGTATTTACTAACAAACGACTCATCGTTAAAGATGCGCAAGGCCTAACTGGCAAAAAAATCGAGATTTACTCTTTGCCATACTCCTCGATTGTGATGTGGTCTACTGAAAACGCAGGAAAGCTATTGGATTTAAACGCGGAAGTTGAACTTTGGACTAAAGCTGGACATATCAAAGTTAAACTAAGCAAGAATTGTGATGTTCGTAAATTTGATGCGCTTATAGCCAAAGAAGTTTTATAATTAGGATTTTAATCAAAACAAACGGCTGAATGCAACGATTTTTCACTGCGTTCAGCCGTTTTATATTAATGCTATATTTGCTCTTGCTCAATGTCGTATCTGACCCTAAATTCTAGTAGCTCAACAACGTAAGCTGGTGGATTTCTTTTCTCTGTTTCCCAATCCTGAATAGTTCTCACTGGAATATTGTACTTCTTTCCGAAGTTTGCTTGTGAAAGTCCCGTAAGCGCTCTTATTTCCTTTATTTCCATTTACCTTCTCCTGTTTAGATTTCATACAACAAGCACTAAAGCCTTGCACGCCTAAATAGGTATGCAAGGCTTTTTCTTCTGGAGCTCCCGAGCGGGATCGAACCGCTGACCTGCGCGTTACGAATGCGTGAAAGAATGGCTAAAATTCAGTATTTGTACTATGCGGTGTGCCTTTCGGTGTGTATTAGTTAATTTTGTATAAAATCATATCTCACCTTGAATTCGAGCAGTTCTACCACATATATAGGCGGTTTGCGCTTTCCTGCCTCCCAATCTTGAATTGTCCTTAATGGAATATTGTACTTCTTTCCGAAGTTGACCTGTGATAAATTGGCGAGCGCTCTTATTTCCCTTATATTCAAGCTACTTTCTCCTATTTAAAATTCCCGTTACTGTAACTGCTACTACAACTGCGACTATTAGATAAATCTTCATTTTATTTACATTGATGATTTTATATGTTATATTTATGGTAAGGAGCCCCGAGGGGCTTTCCTTACCGGGTGAGTAACCAAGTGATTAATCCACTTACTACTCCAGAGACGATACCAGAAGCTGTGTTGATTGCAAACTCTTTCAGTTTCTGGTTTTTCTTTTTTTGTTTCATCAATGTTTCCTCCTTCCTTATGTATATATAATAACACGCGTTGCGTATTTTGTCAACACTTTTTTATAAACTTTTTTTATTTTTTCAATAAAAAAAGAGGGCAAGCGCCCTCTTGATTTAACTGCTATACAATAAGCTCACAAGCAAGCCCAACAGCATACGCTCTCTTCACCCCATGAGATGTAATATATGCCCTTGCTTCAGCTGTATTATTTTCTCCTATGAGTAAGATAGGCAACTCACCTATGTTACTTGACACGATTGCGTCCGCCCATGAAGCAACTACAATAGCCTCTTCCGTTGATGGGAAAAAACGCTCTGCAATTTTTCTCGACGTTTCAAATCTATCTGCTCCCTTGACTCTTTCGACGCTACCAATCTCAGCAAGCTGCTTTTCTACAGTAGTATTAACAGCACCTGTATCGCCCACAATGATAAAGTGTAAATCATTGTGTTTTTTTAGTTCTACAATTTGATTCGCTTTTACGAACTCGGAAACTATAAGTACTGGAACGTTTGTTGTAAGTGTGGATACACCATCAGCCCAATCACTGCCATTAGTAACGATGATAGATTTTTTCTTTGAAAAGCATTCTTTCAAAACTTCTAGATTTGTGTCGTATCTAGTATCTCCCTTTATTACTTTTGCTCCGCCCCTGTTTACTATATCGCCCCCGACAATATATGTTTCGAACCCATAAGATAACTCTGGATGATCTAGCACTATGTTTGCCTTATTTGCTTTTGCGAGAAATGCTGCGCTTATTCCGTCAGGGAAGTTTTTACCTGAAACAATCACCTTATTTGCTTTTGCAAACTCCTTGTCTATTATATCGGATGTTGCATATCTATCATCTCCTGCGTATTTGATGACCTCTGCACCAATATCGACTTGCTTATGTTTTGGTGTAACAACTTGCGTTGCTTTTTCGCCCTGCTTCCTCGCATATGCATACCATGTATCTGCATCGCCATAAAACACATCAAGGTCAAGTCTTTTGCTGTATCCACTTAGATATCCATGCGATGTGTACTGATACATTGCAACAACGCTCCAATATGGCACATATGGTGCAGCCTTTTCGAGATATCCGGTTGCATTATTGTGGTCGTACTGGGCTATCCACAACCCATAGTCTGCGTTAGCTATAGCACTGCAATCGTGACTTTCTATGAAACTTAAATAGCTATAAAATAAAGGTTTTACGCCTATAAGTCTATAAACTGCATCGAGCCATGACTTAGCCCACTCTGCGCCAAGATATACATCCTGCTCAAAGTCTAACACGGGAATAACGGTGCCATCGAAATATGCACCGCAGTTATCTACAAACCACTGTGCTTCCTCTTCAGGAGTGCCTCCAAATCCGACCTCACGAGCAAAGTGGTATACTCCGATTAACTTCCCTGCGGCCTTTGCTTGCTGTACAAAGCCGTCACATTCTGCCGATACATATCCGGCACCGCCTGTTCCTTTGATTATTACAAAATCTGCGGGTACACTTGCTAGCTGTATTCCTTCCTGCCAGCCCGAAATATCAATACCGTGTAACATATTAGCCCTCCAAGTCCTTTAAGTCCTTAACTTCCTCATCAAGTTCTGGCAATCCTTTAGCATTTACAAGCAGTGATATGATTCCAGCTAAGACAGCTGCACTTATTACTTGCCCCCAACGAACTTCTCCCGTAAAAGTCGAAGTTCCTATAACACCAAGTGCTGCCTCTGCCATTGTCTTTACCGCTCTAATGCCCGCTTTTTTTCCCCAATCTTTCCAATTTCTATTCTTCATTTTTGTACCTCCTGAAACAAATTAAAAAGGTGGCTCTCACCACCCGGTTGACAATTATTTGATTTTGCTATCTGTGAGAGGGAGCTGCTTAACCTCGTTTATGATCTTCTCCGCCGTCCCATTGCCTTTTAGCCCTTTGTAAGGGATATATAAGTAATCCACTAAGTTCTCGTATTCGTCACGAGTGATATATCCACGTTTGATATAAAACTCTCCCAAGCTACAAATTCTGTCGTGGCCCAATCCACGCATCATCATCGCATAGTCACTCTTACGCTCCATGTACCTCTGCACTATCATGCTTATAAAACTCCAAAGCCCCGTTGAGGCAAACACTGCTATTATTATCGCTCTTTCCATGCCTGACTCCTTTACTTATCCTTTTTGATTAGTTCCCAATCCGATTTTTCTGGGTTCGAGACATTCTTGTCTTTTAGCGATTTATATAGTTTGTTGTAATAGATTACCATGTCGCTTTTTTTGTAGGTTTTGTCTGCTGCCCAAAACTCTGCACTTTTATACCATTTTTCATAATCGCTTGCGTTTCCAAGCTCAACTTCTGACCATAACTCTGGATCGTTTATTGGAATATTTTCATATGTTGAGTTGTGCGCCTTGCGGGAAAGATAAAGTTTGTCATTATAATTCACGTAGTGGCCTAACGGATAATAAGAGCACACCTGCCATCTTTCCACCAGTGACACCACTGCCTTCTTGTTCTTTTCGAGTTTCAAATTTGCATTGATTAGTAGATTGAGCGATTCCAATCTTTGCTCGTCAAGATCCTTTGTTGTGTCTACAATCTTTATGATTCCCGCTAGGTCCTTCTCCTCAAAAACTCCAAATACCGTTTTCCCATCCTCGCGAGTGGCAGCAAAGTAGTAACTACCGTTTTCTTTTTTGTTGATATTCAACATTTTCATTTTATTTATACCTCCCATATATTCTTATAAATGGTAATTCCGCAGGCACCTGATTCGCGGCCCATGCAGGTGTCGGCATTAATAACACAACTTGCAATACTTTTGTATTAGTTCCTGACCCACATGTGTACACACCTCCATTGCAATGACCGCTTACCTGCACATTGCTTATTGATTTAAATAGATTATCTGGCATGGACAAATTTCCAATCCATCGCCACCAACACGAGTTCCATTGCACCATGTTTATTGGCGTTATTTGCTTTATTTGACACGATGCTTCACAGGTTCCATCCGAAAACTTAACCACTTCAAACTGACCTAGCTTTTCAGCTTTAATTGGTACTCTTAGTCCAAGCGTTTGTAAGACTTTGCCTAGTCTTACGTCCCCACTTTCGGTATTCGTAAGCAGTTTAATGACTTGTAACTCTGTTGGGGTTAGGTCGTAAGCTACTCCCTTTCCTCTTAACTCATTGTTAAACGTGGTCGGTATGTCAACGTCAAATAGATCCTGGCGTTCTGCTACCTTTCCTATTGCCATTCCTCGCCCGCTCTTATGATAGTCAACGAGGGTGAAAGCTGTTCCAATCAACTGAGTATACTCAGTAGTTTCAAAGTCGTCTCTTAGCGTTACTTTTATTTGCCAAGAATAATCTCCATGGCATGGTAGCACTTTACTACCTGACATCTTGTACCTTTCAAGTTCATCCGCCTCTTGCGTACCGTCATAGCTGCCTTGCCTTGTAATCTCGTACTCGATAGTTTTCCCATTCTTGGAATTGACGCTTGCAACAGTTGCGTTGTACTTTATGTTGACATAGTTCCCAGCTGCGTCAGATTCTCCGTTTGCTTTACATCTTTCTACTTTGACACCAGTTAGCACAGGTGCATGCCAATCTATTATTTGCAGTTCTTTTGTGACCGTGATTGTGGAATCTCGACTGTCTGTGATTGTTGCTTCGATTGTTATCTTGTCTTTTTGTGGAGTCAAACTTGACTCGTCCACTGATGGTAATTCTCCATTGATTTTGAGCCGTTCATCTTTTTTTGTTGCTCTATATCTGTACTCTGGCTTTACCGCTATTTTTATTTTAGATTGGTGCTTTACATACCCACCATACTTCTTGTAGTATTCCGTTTCATCTTTGTCTTCAATCGTTGCGCTAGGCAGCATATCAGATGATGGTTTTATTGCAACTAATGGTGCATCAATTCGTCCAAGATTTGTATTACCGTTAAATGTATAGACTCGTACCAGTAATTTTACACTTGAATCTGGAAACTTATTTTTCCAATCAACTGGTAGGGTCCAAGTCGTGTCGGTTGGGATTTTATCAGCTATTTTTATTAATGAGTTAATGTCATTATTGACCCCTACATAGATGTCGTGTGTAAATGCAGTTGATTTTCTATGCGTATAAATATCAAACGATTCTCCAAATGTCACCGTAGACTTTGATGTTGTCGGAGAAGATGCACGTGGTATAGTTGTTAGCGTTGCCGAATTTGACGCTGTAAGTACACCTACAACCCTCGTATCAAAGCTTGCGGATGCATATAGAGTTTTTGAACCGTCTGGGTTATGTGGAACCCAAACCCCAACACTATGTATTGCCTGCGAACTTCCATTTACTTTAAAGTGACCAGAAAAGGGATAGTTGACTCCATTGACCGTTAGAGTGCCTACTGCGTTAGTGTGTTCTGCGTAGTAACCATTTGATGCGTGTACAGACAGGTAGACTGCCATATAGCTTTGATTGTTAACAATATCCTGTTGTCCAGGGCTGAATTGTATTGATAGCCAATATCCCATTTTAATCCACCACCTTTAAGAAGCTTAGATTTCCATTTTCTCGCGGGATGAACGCGAACTTACCCAGTCTAAGACTGTTTATAAACTCACCATCCACTGCGTAGAATTGTCTATTTTGCCAGTATGCGATTTCCGCTCCATTTTCTATAAATTTAATCTTATCGTTCTCAATTTTGAGCGTAAGGGGATTACCTTCCGCTCCAAGTACAATATTTCCATTTTCAAATCTTATGTATTTGCGTATTTTCTCAAACTCTGCCGTACTTCCTGCGATTGCTGCGTCAAGATTTTTGCTTAGTCTTTCGAAGTTAAAATAAATGCCCTCGGTTGTTTGCGTGATTGAACTTTTTATCTCACTTATGATTTGATCCACTAGCATGGACCTCGACTCTACTTGCTTTATGATCGTATCTTGCGTTTGCGATATCTTCGTTGACGTTTCCTCCGAAAGCGACGACACCTTACTATTGATTGATGCATTAGAAGTTAAATCTAATGCTTGGCCAACATCCGCAGAAAGTTTATTTGCGGTAATGGAATTTGCAACAACTGTATCTCCCATAAGTCCATCAGCCGTGGCAGCTGTTTTCCAAACCCATTCACCGTTTTGCTTCTTTTCGTTAGAAATAAGCATCTTGCCAGCACCAATATAAATAACCTTTGACGGATTTTGATTTATTTGTCTGTCAAAAGAATATAGCCCTGCAGGCAATCCATATTCGTTGCCGGCTTTTAAGTCGTAGTTATACCCATCTTCGCCAAAATATTGTTCAGTGATTTTTGAAAGAACCTCTTCTCTGACCGAAGTGATTCGGTTGTTGATTGTTTCCTGCGTTTTCTTAAATTCATTTCTGATAGACTCACCAAAGCTTTTTGTCACCGTTCCAAATGTAAGCGTTTTGGATTCGTCCTGTACAACTTCTTTTATGATGCGTACCTCTGCAGCAAATCCTATTTCATCATCTATCACCTGAACTCTGTCTCCGAACGAGCAATCAATATTTAAATTGACAGCCTCAACTGTGTACTCTGCTTTCGGTTGACTTAACATTACGAGCTCTTTTTTTGTCGTTTCCAGTAATTTGGCTTTATCGGTCTCCTCTTCATCAACAAAGAAACCGAAAACGTGCTCCTTTTCGTTTTCTTTTCCTGTCCCGTATTTTTCTTTAGCTTCAAGATTTTCGACGTATGATTTCCCATTATTTATTTCTGCGAAATCTATACGCCTTCCATATCCGCCATTTTCTTGCTCTTCACCTTTTCCAAATCCGTAAAGCGCGGTGATTATCGCCTCTGAAGATACTCGCCTTGTAAATTTAGTTATATTCTTTCCAAATTCAAGTCTGCTATTTGACTTAACTCCTTGCTCTCCGATAACGAGAATCCTCTTCGTTATATCAGCTCCTGACATTTCGTATTCTGCATGCCACTCCACGTTATAATCTTGTACTACTTTACTTAGAGCTTCGAATGAAGAAATATGATAAAAGCTGTTTGTTTGCGTGTAACTCAAATCGTATGTTGGAAGAATTTTAAGTGTCCATCGTGTATCAGCAAGCAAAGATTCTATTGCTGCCTTTACATTACCTTGCGGTCTTTTGTCAATGATGGGTACTCCTTCAATCTCCTTTAGTGATTCTTGGCAATAGTAGCGATATTCCTTGATGTCTCCGCGACTGTATTCAGTGTCGATTATGATGAATTCCAAAGGCTTTTCATTATCGTTTACGATAATTCTATATCCTTTTTCGAAATTGAGTTCACTGTCAAACTCTAAGGTTTTTAACTTTCCGATTTCTTTTGTCAGCTCATAGATTTCATCTATTGCATTGATTTGTTTTTCGTTTCTATCGTAAACAAAAATCATAGTGCTATCACCTCGCGATATATCGTGTTTGTCGCACCATTAGTTACGAGCATTACCGTTTTCCCTCTTTCGAAGCTAAAGAACCTGGAATCCGTACTTAGTTCAACATGCTTTCCATTCTGTGTAGCAGTCTTATTTTCAAGGTCTATTTCAATCGCGCTTGTGGTATTAAGTGCAGTCATCTTAAGTGCATGACCTTTGCCATCTTTTAGCGTCACATTCGGTGCGCTTGGCACAATAGAAATTGTTGCAAAATCTGTGCTGATAATTCCTTGATTGTCTATCGTTAGCTTGCCGCTCTTCTCTTCGCTGTACCACAACCCATCAAGGTTAACAAACGTCAATGATAGCAACCCATTTTTAAAAATGTACTCGTCTTCTGCCTCTGCGAGTATCGCTCTACAATACTTGCCGTTTTCCACAAGCGAAATAGGGCTATCAGAAAATGATAGCCCTACAATTTCATCTATTTGTTTCTTTGTTTCCGCCTTGGATGATTTGTCATGAATCCTTATCTTCAGAGTTACTTCCTTTAGCTGTCTTTTTCTCCCTTTAACGCGAGGTTGCCTATTTGCAATTTCGTGGTAAAGGATATCATTTGACAGTTTGCTATACTCTATCGATTCGATTGTACCGAGCTTGTGCAACTGTGTGCCGTTTATAATAACTTCATTATTTATCATATCAAGCCTCCAGCAAGCTTGCGTCTATTTGACTCAAGAGCAAGCCTGCGTTCTATTTCATCCGCGATTTTACGGATATCTGTATCATCTCTAACTGTCATGTTTGCAATATTGATTGTGACACTTCCGTTAGACTGCGTTGGGTTAACTCTTTTGACAGCATCGTCCAAAAACTTGTCTAGTTTGTGGGTTGGTAATACTGCTTCTCTACCTGCTTCTCCGACACCTATAAGGCTAGGCTTATCGAAGATTCCACCTTCTTTATACCAGCTTACACCTATTTTAGGTGGAAACGATTTGCTCAGTGGATTGATTGAGCCACTTATACTAAAATGTGGTAAAGGTAGATGTGGCCACTTAAAGCTAAAATTGAACAATCCTTTGATTTTATCAATTGCTGCCTTTACTAGATTTGCCGCTCCGTTTATAGGCGTCATTATTGCATTTTTTATGCCTTCCCATACGTTCGCAGTCGTCTGTTTTATGGAGTTCCAAATATTTACGAATGTATCTTTGATTGCATTGAGCTTATCTCTTGCCGCGTTGACAATCGATCCAAATATTGATACCATCGTATTTTTTATCCCGGTCCAAATCGCTGGAAGCAAATTTGCTAATCCTGTCTTAAACGCATCGATAATCAGTGGCAATGCTGCTATGAGTGCTTTTGCAACAACTGGGATTGCTTTAACAATTTCAATGAATAGCGTTATCGCGCCCTGTATTAATACAGGTATTAATGTAGGCATCGCATTTATGAGCGTTGTCACGAGTGATGTAAATCCTTGAATTACTAAAGGTATTATTTCAGGTAGTGCGTTTACTATTGCTGTAAAAAGTGTTACCGCGCCATTTACGAGAATAGGAATGAGCGTCGGCATAGCTCCAACCAATCCATTTATCAATGTTACCAATCCTTGGATTAACTGAGGGATTATCTGCGGCAATGCATTAACTATTGCGGTGAATAAAGTAACAGCAGCATCAATCACTACCGGAAGCATTTGCAAAATTGCATCTAAAACGCGAGGTAGCATCGCTACAATTCCATTGACAATGCCTGGAAGCTTACCAACAATATTAGATATGAATCCGTTAATCTTGCCACTCAACTCTTCTACACTTAACCCTGTTTTTGACAATATCAATGCTAAAGCTGCAATCGCTGAGATTATAAGTATTATTGGATTCGCTTTCAAAAAGCCAAAAACGCCCTTTAGTCCTGCTCCTAAACCAGGCATAATTTTAGATAATCCACTAAAAGCTACGCCCATTTTTGTTATAAGGCCTCCAACAATAAGTAGTGTCGGTGCTATGACTGCAAATCCACCACCAATTCCAGTTATTATAGCGAGCGTTCTACCACTCAAATTTGAAATTATTCCCATGAAATGACTGAATACCTCTTGGACTTTTGTGATTGCTGGAACTAAATACGCTGCAAGCTTAGAACCAATTTGCTGAAAAGCAGTTGTTGCAATAAACTTCATTATATCGATTTGATCATTAAAAGCATTAGCTTGATCTAAAGTTTCTTGATCAACAAACTTTATTTTGTTCTTTTTCATCGTATCTGTCACAAGCTTATACGTCTTGCCCATGTCCTCAATCATCGGATTTAATGCAGTTGCACTTTTGCCAAAAATTTGCATCGCTAGTGCATCTCGTTCCGTTTCGTTTGACATGGTTCCAAGTTTTTGGATGACTTCCTGAAATACTTCATCTTGATTTCGCAAGTGTCCATCTGCACCTTTGACATTAACCCCTAGCATGTCAAAAGCTCTTGCCGCATCCCCTGTTCCCTGCGATGCTGATAGCATATTCTTTTTGAGCTTGGTCTGCGATTTGGCCATGTCTTCAACTGATACATCTACAAGATCTGCGCTTGCTGCATATAGCTGTAGCTGTTGAGTATTTATGCCCGATGTCTTTGACAGCGTATTTAAGTCATCAGCTGCTCTTCCAGCTTTTACTGCTAATGCTCCAAGTCCTCCTGCTACTGCTGCCCCTAGTTTGGACAGTGGTGCTAGTGCATGGCCAGCAGCTGTAATCTTTCCGCCTACATCCTGGAACTGTGATCCAAGTTTACCGAGTGGTGATATTGCTGCTTCAGTCTTTTTGAGTTCCGCATTAAAATACTTTGCCTGTGATTCTGCCTGTATTATATTCCTGCGAACCTCCATATATTCACTTGATGTTTTATCAACGCCAGATGCGTCTAGGCTTCTTTGTGCTTCCTTAAACGCTTCAAGTTTTTCTTTAGTTTGCTCAATTTTACGCTTAAGTTCAATCTGTTTTTGACCCAAGAGCTCTACATTGCCAGGATTAAACTTCAATGCTTTATTAACATCTTTTAAAGAAGTATCTACCCCTTTTGTTTCGTCCTTGATTTTATTCAGAGCCTTGCTCAGCTTAGTCGTTTCTCCCCTAAACTCAATTGTTATGCCCTTTATGTCTCCAGCCATCAATTACCTCCCTAGCGCATCCCAATCCGCCTGCGTTGCTTTACGCACTGTAGTATTTGCGCTTTCTGTTTTATCATTTATCTTTTCAAACTCGTTATATTCGATGCAGTAATCAACGACTTGCCCTATTTCCATTTCGGATATGCCTTCATAACTTAGCCCTCTTGAAATCGCACCAATTAAGATTCCATCTGTGCTGATTTTGTTGCGGTTTCCGCTTTTGCCATTTTGGCCAGGTCCTGAAGGCGCTTTAAGTTTTTTGAGCTTACCATTGATTTTGTTAGTAGTCCTGCTACCGCTGGAGCTATAATGTCAATAGGAAATTCTTCCTGTTGTTCCACCCAGTTTTCAAATGGTACTATCTCTTCTCCATTTTTCTTGCGAGCGTTTGCGTCCATCGCCCATACAATCTGCAGAAATGTAGTTAACTCTAACCCTGCTAGTGAAAGCATTGCTGATTCCACTTTATCGGAATCCATATTTGCAATTTTTTCTTGAACCGTCTCGCCCTCACTCTCTCCGAGCATATTGATTGCTATATCTACGCCTGCTGAAATTAGCGGCAGAATGTCCGGGAGAATATCTCTCCCGAACTGCCCTCTATAAATCAGCAACCAGTTAATTGAGCTATCGATTTTAATGGAATTATCCTTATCGATTTTTATAGTTTTGATTGCCATATATCCCCCTACTCGTTTTTAACAGCCGGAATAGTTGGTGCGCTGAATACTGTTTCGTAACCAGTGTCACCCTCTGCATATGAAATCTTGATGACCCCTGTTTTGTTGTCACCCGTAACTGTAATTGGAAGAGTCTCCTCTTCAACTTCTTTTCCTTCTTCGATTGTCTTATGTTCTCTTTTAATTGCTCCTAGTGAAGCGTTAAAGAATATGTGTCTCCTTTTGTTTTTGTCGCCCTTACCTTCAAAAGCGAAATAAACCTTCTTCGAAATTCCGCCCTTGACTTGTGCAATTCCTCCGTCAGCCATCTCCCTAAAATTGAGAAATGTTGTTTTGAACGCATCAGGAAACAGTGCCATGTTGAGTTCTCCGGTCATGCCATTATCATTAAAGTCGCTGTAATAAACAACATCATCGGCAAAGAATTTTGATTCCTCTGAGTCTGCATCTAGGCTCAGAGCTCTCATTCCTGGAACTGCCATTGATGGCCCTAGCTTTGCGGCTCCGTGTTCGTCAAGTTCGTATACTCCAATGTGAAAATTTGATGTACCAAATTCAACTTTATTTTTATTCATGTTTCGTTCCTTTCTGATCTAAACTTCGTAGTAGATCACATATAAATCCTCAGACTCTATATAGACGTCTTCAGATTTCTCGTACAAAAAACCACCGTCAAGCAAAAGCTTTTCGATGGTTTCTTCCTTTTCTTCGTTTTTAGTCTTGAAATAATATTCTATCCTGTACTTGTTAGCTTTGTGGTATTTTGTATCATCAGCACTTAAAGACTTTTGCCCTGCTCCTAAATACACAATAAACGGTGGCTTCGGAGCGTTTTTGAATACTCCATATGCCACCGGTATTCCAGCTCTTTTTAGTAGGTTTTGAAATGTCATAGCTTCTCCAATTCGTCAAGCAGCATTTGCTTTGCTGCACTTTCCGCCGGTTTGATGTGAGTCCTTGCTGCGACGCGTCCATACGATCCATATTGGTTTTTTGAGACATGTCCTCGCTCCAACAAATGAGTCAAACTTCCTTTTTTGTTGTACACTATAGCACGACCTTGTGAACTACGTTTTAAGGTCCAGCTCTTAGCATAACCGCCTTTCTTTCTAGGACTTGTTTGCTTTAGCAAACTTACTGTTTGCCTAGCCACTCTTTGGATTACTTCATCAGTTCTCCTATCCAGCTCGCTAGAATAATCATCTAGGATTTTACTCATTTGAACTTCAATAGAATCACGCATTTTTTTCAAACCTTTCCTTCACGGTTATTTCTATGATGTTATTGACTATAAACGTCCTGATTACATCGTATAGCTTTCCATCGTATCTAATTACCTTTTGATTGTCGTAATCGTAATAGTCGGCTAAAACAAGCTTAAATTCAGGTTTTAATGATACTACTGCCGAGTTGTAGAACTCTTGCTGTCCAATTGAAGCTCTTTTACAAAATACTTCAGTCCACTCAAAGCTTTGTATTTCATTCAAGTATTCATCTTTTGTCAACTTTTCTTTTCCCAGCTCTGCTATTTCGTTATACATCAGACACCCTCTTATTTTTTCTCAATCCATCTGCGTGGATTTCGTAAGCTCTATGATACTTGTCAATGAGTCGTTCATCTTCTGTCATTTGCCAAAGGCAATAAATGCAAATTACCCTATTTACCAGCGCATTATCTTTATCATTCACAACATCTTTTGCTACACCCATTCTTATTAAGTCCATTTCGGCTGCCGTAATTGTTGATTCAATTTCTACGTCTAATTTGTCATGCCTTATTCTAAGACTGTTCTTGACAGATTCCTTTCTGCTAACCATTGATTATACTCCTTGTTGCGCCAAAAATTGACTTATTATCTCCGATTTTAGTGTCGCTATGATGCCATAATGCCTCTCCCCTGCTATCTTTTTGATCTGTTCGATAGTCAGTGCGTTAAGTTCCTGGTGCGTGTACTTGTGCGCACTACCCGCCAAGGCGGCAGGGGGAGTTATTCCCCCGGCTTGAATGTAACCTTGACAAATGCGTTAGGATTCTCGAGTCCACCATCAAAGATTTCATCACCTGTGATGATTGTGTTTGCAGTCTTTGCTTCGAGCGACTGGAATATCTCAAGCGGTGCGTGTGTGTTTGCAAGCAGTGCGCCTTTGACTCCGAAATATGCCACGTTGTTAGCAAGATTGCTGTCTTTTTTTACTGTTGCACCGTAGATTCTACCCTGTACTATAGGATCTGCCATAGGGTTTGGGATGAATGCCTTTGTGCCGTCTCCATCCTTTATCCCTGCAAGACCTGTCCATATAGTCTTTGAGTTTGCATATACGACAACCTCTCCATCTGCATCGATAAGGCTCATGATTGCTCTAATTGACTCATCAGAGTATGTCTTCTCTGTTAGTATATTTGCAGCCGCTATGCCCGAGTTATCTACTTTTGTAGCTCCTGAAGGTGCTTCATTGTCAAGCCTTGCGATTAGCACCTTTTCCTTCGCAACTCTAATTCTGTCTGCAAGGTGCTTTACTAGCCAGTCCTCGAACGCATCTATGCTCTGGAACTTCATCTTTCTCGTGATTGTGACATGCTTTTTAACCTCTACTCCAGTTAGTGGAATCTGGATAAATACATCCTCTTCATCTTCGTTCGCTGTACCTTCGGCAACACCAGTCGCATCTCCAGCTTTAATTTCTGTATGTCTTACGAGTGCAAAACCTTCCTCGATTCCAGATGGTGTAGCATCATCAAGGATTGGTGAGTCGTTGCGTACAAGGCTTGTTATCTTATTTACAACCGTTACAGGTACAACCGCACCAGTGTTTGCGGTTGTAAATGTAAATGCACGTGTCTCCTCTTCAGTTAGCTTTCCAAAGAGATGGTTTCCCCTCTGATCAACTGCAATGGTCTTTAGCCATGCTCTGCGATATACATCGCTGTCAGCTCCTTCTGACTCTTCCTCAGCCGATGCGCTTCTCTCTACAATTGTTGCTCCGCTCGCACCGCCATTGATCATCGCAGCTTCTTTAGTTCTCTGCTCTAACTGCATTAGCTCTTTTTCTCTCTGCTTTAGTTCTTTCATCTCATTGATGAGGCCTCTCACCTCGTCAGCGCTTTCGCTCTTTGCTACAAGTGCATCAATTTCTTCTAGTCTTGCTCTCAATTCCTTTAGATTCATTACTTTTCCTCCATTTTGATTTTTTCATAGTTATATTTTTCGCGAGCTAGGCTTGCCGCCTTGATGCTTTCCGCTTTGCGTAATTCGCTTTCCGCTGCAAACGCATTTCTCGCTGATATTTCAGTAGCATCGTATGCCGGAATATCAACAACTGATACATCGTACAGTTTGTCAATTTCTAAGATTTTTCGTAGAACCTTTTCTGTTCCTGTTTCTTCATCTTCCGTGATCACATACTCTGACTTTCTGACTGTAAATGCAAATGACATCTTATCGAGAATCCCTCGCTTGATGTCACGATATAGGCTCTTATGACCCTCGTCATCTTCCCATAGTTCGGTTTCCATATTGAGCCCTTTATCATCTTTAGATAGCTTTAAGCTATCATTTCTCGTCCTTGCAAATACTCTTCCGCAGTGATTCATGTTGAAGATAACATCGGACATGTCAGCACCATCAAGAGCTTTTGGATCTATTGTTTCCCAAATTTCCTGATCTCTATATTTGCATATTAGCGTTTCGCTGTTAAAGACAATGGGTCTTCCCTTTATTGTCATGCGCTCTTTTCCTTCAGCTTCGCCTTCCCTTGTTTCAACATTTCCGATGTTGAAATCTCGGAACTGCACGTGCTTATCTTCAATCAGGCGCTTAATGTTATCAAGTTCTGCCATTTAATTTTCCTCCTCTTCACTCTCTTCATTTTCTATCTTTTGAGTCCCTACTGGAGCTGTATCCAGTCTCCTTATAGGTTCATCTCCACCTTGTAATGGTGGCAAGTTCAGCGTCCTTCTCCATTCGTTTGGAGTCATTGCTCCTCTATCTACCATGTTCCACAAATTAAGCTTTTCGGTGGTAGACATAAACTGGATTGTGTTGGCCGAGAACACAATATAGTTGTCAAATCCTTTTTCTCGTTCGGTAAAAACCTTGCTTGTAAGCTCTATGGATAATTCCATTAGAAAAGGTTCAATACGTGACTCGTAGAACGCCTGCATTTCCTCCGGAGTCTGCTTCGCCATCAAGATGCTATCGTTGACTCCGTAATATCTCATGATATTTTCTCGAAATTCCTTTATGTTTGCATAGTTGCTTACCTGCGGGCTTGCCTTTAGCTCCTGATATTCGTATGAGTTGTCGATTGCCGCAACGCCACCCTCGTTTGAAATGTTTAGATAGTCCTTTACAAAATCTTCTTTGACTTGCCTTAAATCTCCAGGATCTAGCATAGATTTTGTTGTCTTTAAAATACCTCTCAAATTTGCCGTACTCTTTATCATATTCGAGAGTCCCTCATTTGAGGTGTTAAGCATTTCAAGAGTGTTTAAAATTGGCGAGTTACTATCTCCTGAGATGTCATTTTCATTGTAATCCTTTCGCAGAACCGCAATGTCATCCCAGTGAAAAGTAAAGTTCCTGCCTGATTGAGTTTCGAACTTGATATACAGGTTATTCGTCGGACTTAATACTCCTTCAAATGATGTGTAAGGCATTGGATAAAATCCAATAACCTTATTTCTATCGTCGCGAATGATGATTATAAAAGCTGTATTTTTAAGCTCTAGCATCGTTCGAACCTTGGAAAGGAATGCCACTCCGTTCATATATAGGTTCGGACGATCTCTTAGTATCCTCTCTAAACGCTTATCAGAGGAATTTGCCTCAGCCTTTGATGTGTGATAAGCTATCGGTCTTATGCACGATCTTATAAGTTCCGATTCCCATTGATTGTTTCCAAACCTCGAGAATATCGCTCTATAGCCTCCTATTTCAATAAATTCTCGTAGCTGAGATATTTTCTTTTTTGCTTTTCCAAAAAAGTTGCTAAAGAAGTTCATTTTACCCCTTTCTTGCGACATATCGCATAAATTCCTCTTCATGATTTTTTAGACAGGTATAAGCATTTAACGCTGACACCGTTCCGTCTATTCGTCTATTGTTTTGCAGTTTAACAGGCATAATAGACTCTATATTGTCGCTATTACGCGTTTTAACGCCTGTGTTTAACAAGCAATATAAAAACATAGGATTATTCTGATACACTATGTTTTGTGCCTCAAATTCTGCTCTGAGCTGCTTCATTGGATACGTCCATGTGTATGCACCTTGCGCAATCTTTTCTAGCTCAAATCCGTAATTATTAATCATTTCGTCTGCCCAATAACCAGCAAGCGCTCTGTCATATCCAATCCAAAGAGGTCTTATATTATGCTCTTTAACCATCTTATAAAACCATAGACTGACCTGTGAATAATCAACCTGCGTTCCTGGAGATACTGTGAGCCAACCTTGCTCTGCCCAAAGCGTATATGGCGCTTCTGGCTCTTCTTGACTCATGACATAATCAAGCCTCTGCTGCGGCAAGAAATATTGCTGCAATAGATACTTTTTAGGATCATCTTTTTTGCAAACAATAAGACTTGCACACGTAAGGTCTGTTGTTGCTGACAAATCGCATCCACCAATAGCATACGAATTTTCAAGATATTTTATATCTGCAACCTCTTCATTTTGTGCAAGTTTCGGTGTTAGCCATGCCGACTGATTGCTTTCCTGCGCAATGTTAAAATCCTTAGTCAAAACTGTTGCCTTGTATCCGGGATCATTTTTAGCTTTATTCACCGAGTCCTCTAAAAATTCTTTGCTCTTTATTGTTCCCAAACCAGGGTTTGCCATTATCCAATATTTCGGGTTAGTCCACTGGCTTTCATTTTCCAGTGCGTAGTATAAAAATAAAAAGCGATCGTCTTTTGCATCGCCTCTTAATATCTTTTTACCGTATTCAACTTGTGCATCAAATATTCCTTGTCTTACGAAGTTGTTTGTCGAGATTGCCCATAGCATCGGTTGCTTTCTGGCCATACTTGACTGAGATTGCTTCATGTCATCGTATGGACGTCTGCTTGTGAGCGCTCCCAACTCGTCAACAATAACACATGATGCGTTGTATGAATCAAGCTTCTTGATATCTGTCGCAAGAGGCTTTATTATGCCAAAATTACCTCTGCAGTATAAATCAAATCCTCTCGGTTTTATATGCTTACGAAGCGCAGGTGATTGCTGCACCATATTCCTTGATTCTGTGTACCCCTTCTTCGCTTGGTCCAGCTTTGTCGCTATAAAGTATACCTCCGGAGCTCCTTCGTCATCGTTTATTAGTGCATCAAGTGCAATTGCTGCAGCTTCTGTAGTCTTACCGTTCTTCCTGCCTTCAAAGCAGTTTACCTCTCTGTATTGCCTTAAATTGTCATCATCGACCATGCCATATGCTGCTTCGAATTTTGCTTTTTGAAAGAGCTCAAGTTTTAACGACGCTCCTTTGTCTCCCTGTGACTGCCTGCAAAACATCTCCATGAAATCAATGTGTCTATTCGCAATATCTAAGTCAAGATGAAACCTATCAGGCTGAACCACTCTATTTGCTAAAATCTCATACTGTCTTTTGATAAAATCGTTAGCCAATATTTCCCCTGAAAATATAGCATCTGCATACTCGATAATATAACTCATCGCCTCGCTGCCATGAAAGCAAGAAGTTCGTCTTGCTCAGCGCTTGTCTCCCCTCTGCTTTCTGCTAAAGTCTTTATAACTGTGTTGTAAGATTTTATCAAATTGTTGTAGACGTCTACCGCTGCTGCCTTTTTATTCCCATACTGATTTTCGCCATTTTTATAAGTCTCTATGATGCCATCTCGCTTAATTATCTCCTCACATTCGATTAATTCTGCATGCAAAAAAGCTGCTCGATCTATTAACGATGTGACGATATCATTATCTGCGCCCAATATTTTTCTAAGTCTTGTTCGCTCGCGTTTTCTAACGCTTTCTCGTTTTTTCTCGTCGTAAATTTGTATAAATTTTCCCAAATGACCACACCCCCCTCGTGTGCGCGTTCATGTTTACATCTGTCCCTCTCCCTCGGTCCCCCTATGGGTGTTACCCCTATTTTTTGAAGGGGGGGTTATATGTTCTGTTCTGTCAATCTTTTAAAATACTTATCGACCATCTTGTGTTCGTAATCTTTGTCTATGCGTTTACTATCATTTGCAACTCGCTTATGACACTCTGCCTTGCTAACATCTATCTGAATCACTTCCGCATCTAGCCTCTTTGCTAATGCTTCACGCTCAAATTTATTTGGCAGGGTTGCTGCAATCCATACATGCTTACAGTCTATCAATGAGTCTCTATCTGCTACCAATCCGTAAAGATATTCTCTTAGATTTAATGCTAGTCCTGTGAGATTGCTGTGCTTGCTTTCTCGCGGTTGCCCTAGTGCGTCTTTAATTTTATCTAAATCTATAAGCAAGTCTCCTGGCTCTTTGTGTTTGTTGATGTATGTGCTCTTGCCTGATCCTGGTGCACCTGACACTATATATACTTTCGTAAACTTCATTGTGCCGTTATCATAGTAATATCCATTCGTGAGTATCTTATCGACTCTTTCATTTGCGTGTAGTTTATGTCTGTGCTCGGCAAAGTGACAATCTTTGCAAAGGCTCTTTAGGTTGTCAATGTTCAATGCGACTCTATAGTCCTTTATGTTATCAGGCGTCAGCTCAATAACATGGTGTACTTCTTCTGCTGGATGCATACACCCAGTATTTTGACACATGCCACCATCTCTTATCAGTGCTGCTTCTCTAGCCTCCGCCCATGCTTTTGATTTGTAAAACGCCTTAGCCCATGCTTTTGCCATTTCTTCTCCATAACACAAAAGGCAGCCGTGCCCTTTGCCGACTGCCAATTGTGCATATAATTTCTTAAGAAGGAGTGAATTATCATTTCCTCACACTGTCATAATAATATATATTTTTTCTACCGGTGTGTCGTGTTTGCTTTAAACAAGCTTTAAGCCTTCTGCAACTTTGAGTATAAACTTTGATTTGTAATGACCGTATGTCGCACGCTCTGCGTCGGCAGGGTAGCGATCTCCTCTGATGATGTTATTCCATATCCCTTTTCTGTACTCTTCCGGAATCATTTTTATGGCATCGTCAATCACTTTAATCTTGTCGATGTATATAGCTCTTCTCTGCGCCTTTATATAGACTTGATCTATTATATCCCCGCTCCGTGGCATCCCGTCAGGTGGTGCGGGCGACTCGTCTAAAATATCCTGCGCGTTCTCTTTCATGCGAAAATAGTCTCTTATCTGCCAGAGTGTTGTATGGTATACGGCATTTGGCAAAATATATTTATTGTTTTTCTGTCTCTGGTAATCTCTTTTCATATCGCGTCCTTTCTGTGCATGTTAAAATTCCTCGAATAAATCGAGTTGGTCATTTCGTATCGTCCTTTGAGATTCAGCCTTTACTTTCTTGCCTCTTGGCCAAACCTTATACTTTCTCGGTGTGTCTAATGCAATTTCGACATACTCTAAGTGCTCAACCTTTGTGAAAGGGTGTTCGTACCTTCTTACGCTATCTTGGTCGATGTAATATCCAGGCATTGGCTTAGGATCATCAAATAGTTCAACACCACTTACAAATTCCCTCTTCACTACAGGTTTTACCAAATTTCTTGAAGTTGAATATCTTCTCTTATGTGCGCTCTCTTCGGTTCTGAAAGTCTTCTGCGTTTCCTTGATGAGATAGCTCGCAAGTTTGCAATAGTTTCCTGTCTTGTCAAGCGCAGACATCTTTATCCACCCTTTCGACCATAAGTCATTTACAGCCTTTACGTTTACTGTATTGATAACAAGGTGATGGTGTATCCTATGGTTTTCGTATTCAGTAACAGCAATATACTTTAGCTCAATGCCTTCTTTGCGTAAATCACGTCTCAACTTCTTCAAGAAGCATTCCAAGTCTTTTTTTGCCTGAGCATTGCCCGGTGCTGTATCGCCATAGGTTAATGTAAAATGACCGCTGCCATATCCAAAATTTGCAGCAAGCAATCTTCTAAGATTTCGCTCAGCGATTCTGTCATTATTCTTTTGTACTTTTTCAGAACTAGGATTAACTCTTTTACCACGTCTCCCTCTATGATTTCCTGTGGGTAATTTTAGTATGTGATCTATCATTCGTCCTGCTACACATGTTTCTCTTATGATTTTTTGCTCAGCCATAATTTCCTCGTCAGCGATTCCCTTTTATTAATACTCTTATCAAGCTCGAATGCGAGACTTTCACTCGCGATGTTTTTCTACATATATATATGTAGTTTTTTATAATGACATTTTGAACTTATCACACATTGCTATAACCTGTATTGCTTCCATAGCCGCATCGACTGCATGTCTTCTTATTTTGTCGACCCTTTTCTTTTGAATATCTATGTTTTCATCTCTTCTTAAATACATCCACCAAGAGTTCATTATCTTTTCTATTTCATCCGACTCTTCCGCAAGTTCCTCGGCTTCTTCGAGCAGCACTGCGAAACCTTCGTGGCTACCGTGAAATAACGGGAACCTTTCATTTGCGGATTCCAATTCTTCTTTTGCAAGCATTTCAATTTCGTTTCTCATTTCTGTTTGTTCCTTTCGTGGTGCTTTATAGCCCTAAAGGGAAGCTCTTGCTCCCCTTTAATCTTCATATATTATTTTCATTCCAAGTTGCAAGGCTGTTAATCTTTCTATACATGCGCCCTTTGAACCTTCCCAGTTTTTTAACATATATATTACCTTGCACATCTTTAGCAATCTTATATCTATGTCCATCATTTCGTCATACGTCAGGTTTGCGCTTTGATATGCTGCTTCGAAACGCATAGGATTAACGACTCTTTCGTATTCTACTTCAAGCAATTTTTCAGCTTTGTCAAATGCAGCTTTTGCGTCTTCCTCCTTAAGCCCTGTGATTGGTCCTGAGATATAGATGCTATTACATTTCGTTTCCATCGTTATTTTTTTCTCCCAACTTTATATTTTTCATTCTTAAGAATCTCTCAAGCATACCCACAAGCTCCTCTTCAGCTAGCTTGTGCCCGGATGTTCCAATAACGGTTACCATCTTAGGTGTCTTTCTACTTGCATAGACCTTTTCGCCTTTTTGATATACGCTCCAGTTATCATCAATTGCTACTCTCATGATTAGCCTCCTTTAAAATATTGTTTTGCTTTTTGATTTTTAGATAACATCCGAAGCATACAGTGATTTCCTCTTCACCCATGTCTGTGTAAAATGCATTATTATGACTGAGCTTCTTCCCACACAGAGCACATCGGATTCCCTCTTTCTTATCCCTCATTACTTGCCGCCTTTTCCCCTTTCGCTAATAAGCGTAAGTATAACCAGTGTTGCGCAAATCACTATTGTTATTTTTAGTGCCATGTCTATTCTCCTTTTATAATCTCTCAATCTGATTTGACATTATCTGCTTGAGTGCCACCTTCATCTTGTCACCCTTTTCTTGATCCTCTGCAGCTACATCCTCTATAGATGCAAGGCAAGAATTGAACGATTCTTGTAATAGATCTGACTTGACCTTGAATATAGCTAGTGCTTTATTTTCGCTATTTGCTAGTGCTGTTTGCAGCTTGTTTATGACATCCTGTGATTCATCGTACTTCTTCGTTATATCCTCTAACGACTTGCTCGTCTTTGCTTCAGCTTCCTTTTGAGCTTCTGCTCTGGCTTGACTTATAGCTTCATCAATTTTCTTATCTGTGTTTTCCTTTTCTTTCTTTAGCTTTTCTTTTATCTTTGCATGATTTTCTATTGCTTTTCCTAGCGCATCCTTGAGCTGCGCTATCTCCTCTTCGGCTTCAGCTGTACTTTGCGAGTTTTCCTCTTCAGCTTTTCTTTCGGATTCTCTTCTGGCTTCTTCGAGCTGCCTTTTTAGAATTTCTATCTCTTCCTCCAGGTTTGCCTGCTCTTCTTCCGTTGCTCTTGCTAATCCTTCTACCTTTTCCTTTTCGAGCTTTAGTCTAGAAATTTCTTCTTGTAGTTCTCTAACTGACATGTCGCTAGCACCTTCTTTTATGACCTCTTCGGCCACATCCTCCGGAGCGGCTAAAAGCGCCCAAACCTTGGAAATTCCCAAATCCGTAAACGTTTGCGTTTTTGAAAAAATGCTATTTTCATCCTTGCATTTTTGAGACCAGCGCATCATATTTTCGGCTTTTCTTTTACTGAATGTCAGGTTGTCCTTGCACCACGATTCAAACTCACCGTGTGCCAATCTTCCTTTGATCTCTATAAGCCTTTCACCTGCCTCTGCAGCAAGTTGTAGTCCTATATTACCGATTGCCTCCATCTGCTGATAGATTGTGTTGACCTCTATTGTCAGCTGCTCTGTCTCTCGTTCTTGTATACTTGTGATTTCTTTGTATTCTGTTTCCACAATATTCATTACGATGCCTTCTTTCTCTTTTCTTTTGAATTAACTATATGTTTTAACCAATGATCGCAAAACGCGTCTATTTCATCTGACACAACCGCGTTATACTTGCCTCTGAGCTGTATTATTGTTTTCTTATTTTGACTTAGTTCCAAAGTCGCAATCGGCTCATCAGGTTCGTTTATGTCTCTTACTGTGAATATGTAGCATTTTTCAGCTACTACCTTGTTTTTATATGTAGCAACGCAGTGATGCATCTTCATTCCTTCAGCATTTAATTCTGCTATGCTATTAACTGGCCTTATGACAAGATTTGCGCTTGAGTATGTAAGCTTCTTTATTTTCTTTAGTATCTCTCTGTACCCCTTCTCTTGAAGTTCTATCTGTTTCCGTTTTTCCTCATCTTGTCTTTTATTCATTTCTTTCGTTAGCTTTGCATGAGCATCTTCCAAGTTTTTAGGATATAAGTAATATTCTTCTAACGGATATCCTAGCTTTTTTAGTTGGCTTAAATAATCTTTATAATCGTGCAGGATAAATCGATGATTGGCTAGCTTCCCCTGCCTGGAAATATATTCACTTATCTTTATAGGATTTTCTTCTTTTGTAAAATCTCTTAGATAATCGCTTACGGATAAAAACACTGAATTAAATGCGTCCATGTTTTTCTTTGATATCTTTGCCTGATATTTTTTTAAGAATTTATATGTCCCTATATTATCTGTACTCCTATATTCCCATTGGTTTAGCTTGCCGATTTCTGTCTTTGTGATGCCTAGCATCTTCTCCAAGCTATCCCCTCTCCAATTTACTTTGATATGATTTGCTTGATTATAGATGCGATCTTTTATTATTTCCTCATATCCTAGCTTCTTGAGATACTCTGCTTGTGGATACTTGCTGTATACATATATAAGTTTCATCAGATGACTTTCATCATATGCATCATGGATTCCTATATTTGCGTACTTGAGAAATCCATTGGACAAAGCATCCTGAACGCTTGCATGCATTGAACATTGATATCTTCTTAATTCTGCAGGAATGAAAGTTCTTATTCCTTTTCCAGTATCTTTTCTAAATTGTTCCTTTGGACTTCTGTTCCACCAATTTCGATACCATGCTTCTTGTTTGTCTCTGGAGAAAAAGAGTACTTCATCTATGCTTATCTCCGCCTTTATATCTTTGATATGGTTCCAATCGTCTGCAACATATCTATAAAATACAGATGCCACCGCTATTCTAATGTCATTATCTGTATGTGTCGCAAAGATTAGTGTTCTATCAACAATCATATTGCGTGTATGTGACCATGTTGCTCTGCGTTTCCCACAGCAAGGACAGATTTCATAATCATCTGCACGATATCTATTTAAGTACTTATAATCTTTGCCACAGCTTAGGCAGTGTGCTTCTTTACTGAATCTGTTATAAACGATTGGATAATTGATTTCATCATTCAGGTATTGTTTTAGTTTGGTTGGCCACTTGATGCTATATGGCAATTTTTGTTTCTCTTTAACGAAGTCCATGACATCCTCCTTCAGAGTAACTCTGTGATGTCAATGACATTCGTCGTGTTCTTTGTTCTCTTGTCCTCTTCAGTGATTTCATAGTAAGCTTCAGCTTTTTCAAAACACTCTTTGTCTGATATATACGCACCGCTTCCTGCTGCACATTTTGTAGATTTGCTTCTTGCTTCTTTCCACATATCCTCACAAAAAGCCTTTAGCGATTTGTTTTCAGCTAAAAGCTTTGTTGCTACCGCATCGGTCTTGCAGATGTCAGTCAAGTGTTCCTCAATCATCTGCGAAAATGCATCTTTTATTGATAGTGCCTCTTCAGTGATCTTTGCAATTGCACTGTTAATAAGTTCTTTGTTCATTTCTCTTTCCTTTCTTGTCAATGTTAAAATTATATGTACTTAAAACCCTGTTCTCTTAATCTCTCTAATCTTTTGAGCTGCGAAATGCAGCTTTTCTCTTCGTTGAGCAACATGTTCCCCCTTTTAGGCTGATTGCTCCTATATTGCTTTTTAACCTCTTTTTCTAAAAATGCGATTTTATTGCGTAGTCGCTTAACCTCTTCATCAATGACGATAGTTCTATTAACCGTATGCCATGTGCATCTGAATGTTTCCGTATCATATGTGTCACAGTTCTCGCAGCAGTGTACACAAACCGCTTCCCCTTTTAGTTTTGGACACTGTCTCATTTCTCTCGGATTTTCATTGCCACAAGCAGGGCAATCAAATTCATTGCATCTTTTATTCATTTATATAAAATTCTTATTTCCTTGTGATATACTAATTCTGTAAGTAATAATTCATATCGAAAGGAGTTTATTATGATTGTGAAAGTTAATGATTTGTTCTCAGTTGTAAAGGATATGAAAGATGATGGCATGGACTTTGTTGAACTTTCCTTTTTAGAAAAGGATACGTCCAACCCTGACGACATTATCCCTGCATCCATTTTCTTTGAAGCCTGGTCTAAAAAGGACCCCGAGTGTGGTGTCGGATACGATGATGTCTTCGCAGTTGAAGATTAATTCTAAAGAGCTGATTCATCGGCTCTTTATTTTTCTTCCGTCTTGAAGCACCATTTCAAAATTTATCACTCCGTGTTTTAGTCGCAACCTTCTTATCATCATTGCGATTTCTCTTTTATTCATAGAATTTCTCGTGTTACCATCCGGCACACTTTCTATAATTGCTGTCTTTATCATTGTTCCCCCCTTATTTTGCTGAGTTTAATATGCGCTCCGCATATTGCTTTCCATCGTAGACATTTCCTGAGTTGTAAACGCTTAATGCATCCTCATAGTTTCCGTACTTGTTTAGTAGTTCCGACAGTATGTCACAGCCTACTGTGATGTTCTGCTCTGAATCATACAAGTCGTTTACTCCGAGCCTCTTCATTCTGTCTTTGTGCCAACGCTCCTGGATTTGCATGAGTCCAACACTTTGTCCATTATCGCCCTCAGCTGATGCAACCCATCCGCTCTCCTCTTCAATTAGTGCTTTTATAATCCTCGAATCTAATCCATACCTTTTGGCCATCTTGTCTATGTGATTGTTTGTTTCAAGTCGTGATACTGGTACCGGATCGGGCAAAGGCTTTGTATAGACTTCCGGATTGTCTATTGCTGTTGCTATTGCATTAAGTCCAAGCACTATCATTATTCCTGCAATAGCTGTCATTATCTTTTTTATTCGCATATCTTTATCCCTCTTTTCGAACGTTGCTATTGCAACTATCATGTTGTGCCAATAGTTTTCCTTCAAAGTCCCAGTATTGATATAAGTATCTCAATGGGTCTTTGGGTGTTCCTGCACCTAACAAAGCTGTAGTTTTTATAACCTTCATTACACATGCCTTTTCAGTTCCTCGGGGTATAACCGCTGATATCAAGTTCTTATCTTCTATTATCATCTTTATAAAGTTCTCCTCCCCGCAAAGACTTCTGCCACGTCGTCTACGTAGTACATCTTTGCCTTACCGCGTGGATCGTATTGCAAATCTTTTAGTAAAATGCTTGCACGATCACGGCTCATCTTTGTTAGTCTTGCTACTGCTGCAATACTTATCAATATCGAGCCGCCATTTCCTTGCAGCAGATCTTTTTTGATTTGTGTCTTAGTCATTTGCGACTCCTTTCTGTTGTTGTGATATAATTCTGCTTATCCCTTTAGTTCTATTAGGGTTATAATCAAGAATGTGAGGACGAAACCTATGAAATATGATGCGAGCCAATCTTTCATTTTATGTTCCTTTCCGTTATTGTTACGCAATCACAATATGCTAACTTTCTTTGATTTCAGCCTTTCGATATATTTATCTAAGACATATTGAATTACTTCATATGTTTGGGCTTCATCTTCTAAAACCATTTTCAAAGCTAAGCTAATAGCATGCTCAGCTTTTTTTATTTGGTCTTCTTCAATGATTAGTCCACTGGGCATTTCGGTGAAATGTGGTGTTTCCCAATCTTTCATTTTCTTTCTCCTTTCTTGTTTGTCGTTTAATATATTAAACTTTTAAATTAAAAAAATACATCTGTAGTTTTTTTATTGAGAGCACATGCTATTTTTTCAATCGTATCAGTAGTAGTAACTTTGATTCTGCCACTCTCCAACCCAGATACGATTGTTCGTGCAACTCCCGACTTTTTAGCAAGCTCAGCTTGTGTCATTCCAAGATTTTCTCTTTCTTTTTTAATAGTGTTTTTCATTTTTATTCCCTCCGTTTTCTTGAGTTTAATATATTAAACTTTTATTGTCAATAGGTTTTGTTTATTTTATTAAACTTTTTCCTTGCTTGTTTTTCGCAAAAAGGTTATTATATTAAACAAGAGGTGATTTTATGTTTTTAGGTGAAATAATAAAGCAGTTTCGAGAAGAAAACAACATGACAATGGAAACCTTCGCTGCAAAAGCTGGTTTAAGTAAAGGTTATATCTCGATGTTAGAGAAAAATAAAAATCCTAAAAGTTCTAAGCAGTTACTACCCTCTATTGATACATTTAAAAAGGCTGCTAAAGTAATGTCTATGTCGGCAGATGATTTAATTCGAATGACCGATGGTAGTCAGTTAGTTAGATTAAATCAAAATGAAGATGATTTGACAAATATAACCAACATTTCATTTCCTGCAGCTCGCCCGATTCCGATGTTGGGCGATATCTGTGCTGGAAACGGCATTTTCTGTGAAGAGAATTTTGAGGGATACTTTTTCGTTGACCAGTCTATTAAGGCAGATTTCTGCGTTCGTGTACGTGGTGATAGTATGATTGATGCTTGCATCTCTGATAACGACATCGCTTTTATAAAAAAGACTTATGACTACAAAAACAACTCAGTATACGCCGTGCTGCTAAACTCTGAATGTGAAGCTACTCTAAAGAAAGTATTTTGGCAAGGAGATACAATTTTGTTGAGTCCATGTAACTCAGAATTTGAGCCCATGATTGTTGATGCTTCAGAGGTGACAATCTTGGGTGAATGCATTGGCGTATTCCACAACATGAAATAAGTACATAAATTTTGTTATTCGTTTTTATAATTATGATTTAAACTGTAGAAACATAAAAAAGTGAATTTATATGTGAAATTTGTGTAAAATCTATTGACACAATTTATTAAACATGGTAATGTAGGGACACGGAACGTACCTAGGTGTCCTTCGGGCCCTGGGTCTTTTTTTATTTATAGAGGTGTGAATATGACTCAAAAACCATTTAAAACACATGAAGAGCAAATTGAATTATTAAAATCGAGAGGTATTGATTTCAGCAGACCTGATGCAGATAGTTGCGCAATAGACTACTTTTCTCGAGTGGGATATTATCGTCTTATAAATGGATACAATCGACCGTTTCTTGATAAAAGCGAGGAAAATCAAGGTGGCGAAGATAAATATCGTGAAGGAACTACATTGAAAGAGATCTATGCGCTCTATGTTTTTGATGATAGGTTGAGAGAACTAGTTTTGAAATATACGCTCAAAATAGAGACCCATATTAAAAGTCTTATCGCCTATAGAATTTCTGAGCAGTACGGTCATGAAAATTATTTACGATATGCAAATTTTGACACCTCCGCAAATACAAGCTTTTGTGATGTTGTAAGCGTTATTTCAGAAATACACAAGACAATCTCATCTAGAATTTCCGACCCAAGTATAAATCATTATTTAACAAAATATGGTTATGTGCCTCTATGGGTGCTAAATAACTCTCTAACTTTCGGTACAATCAGTAAGTTATTTAGCATCATGAAGTTGGCCGATAGGCAATATGTATCAAAGCAGTTTATGGTTCCGGACTCACAACTTGGAAACTTCTTGATTTACCTAACAAAGGTTAGAAATACCGCTGCCCACTCGAATCGACTCTATTGCATGCGAAATAGACAGCCAATTGTTGACACTTCTATTCATACTGCTATGAATATTCCTAAGAATTCTAAGGGTAGCGAATATCTATATGGTAAGCGCGACTTCTTCGCTGCTGTGATTATATTTAGGTATCTTTTATCTAATAACGATTTTAAGAAATTTATAGTCCAGTTAAAAAACATATTAAATAGTTTAAATCAGAGGCTGAACTCAATACAAATATCAGCTATAAAGGAGATAATGGGGTTGCCCGATGATTGGTATAAAATTCCTAAAAAACAATCTGCTAAAGGACCGTCCAAATGCAAAGACTGCTTATCTGAAGTTGACGATTAAAATTCTTATGATATAATATCAAGTGTTATGGTTGCTTTCGGGGCGACTGAAAAAGTTCTTTTATCATAAGATAAGAGAACTTTTTTTATACTTTGAATTGATTATAAATCTTCGTATGCTATTCGGGAGGTGCGTATGCCAAAAAAATATAAATTCGAAAAGACATTTACCTTCGAAGGCAAGCGATATAGAGTGCGTGCCGATTCCGAGTTTGAGCTTATTCAAAAGTACACTAATAAAATAAGAGATTTGGAAGAGGGCAAGATTACCCTTGCTGGTTCTACCTCGGTCGAGGATTGGACGATGCAAGCGATTGAGGTTTATAAAACCAGACAATCAGACTTGACTCAAAAGAAATATATCAATAGAGTTAAATCCTGCATACTTACACACATAGGTAAGATGCAGCTTAAGTCAGTTAAGCCTCTTCACTGTCAAAACACATTGAACCTTCAGGCTGGCAAATCTAAAGCACAAATTAACGAAGTTTATCAAGCTTTGAACTTTATATTTTCCAAAGCTGTAGAAAACCATTTGATAGTTGATAATCCAGCAAAGTACATTGTGAAACCACAGGGAACTAAAACACATCGTAGGGCAATCACAGAGCTTGAAGAAAGATATATCAGGTCAGTTGCTAAAACTGATAGACGCTATTATCTATACCTTTTGATGCTCGATTGTGGATGCCGTCCGTCGGAGGCTGCCGAGTGCAAAGGCATGGACATCATGCTTAAAGACGGTGTTCCGCTATTACATATTCGTGGTACTAAAACAGTTAATGCTGATAGGGTTGTTCCTTTGCCGAGTGCTCTATACGAATTAATAAAAGTCACGCCACCATTCGAATACATTGCTTGTTATAGTTCTGGTTCTGCTATAAAATATTCAAATCGCAATCGTGTTTGGGAATCATTTAAGAGGCAGCTGAACATCGCAATGGGTTGTAAGATGTACCGCAATCAACTTATACCACCATTCCCTTTGGCTCCGGATTTAGTACCTTACTGTTTTCGACATACATATTGTACTAATCTCGCACGTAAAGGTATAGATATAAGGATGGCTCAAAAACTCATGGGTCACTCTGATATATCATTAACCGCTAATATCTATACAAATTTTGACGAAAGCGATATTCTTGATGTAGCTAAGGTTTTAAATCAGCCGGAATCAAATAATAAAGTCTCTAAACTACCATGATTATATGGTAGTTTTTTCGTTGGGTGTCACAGTGGGTGTCACACCTAATAGGTCAATATAGGTCAATATAGGTCAATAAACATTTTGAGAATACCTTGATTTTGAATATAAAAAAACCCTGCATTGCCTGAAATTCAAGCAATTGCAAGGCTTTTTCTTTTGGAGCTCCCG